AGCGTATCTTTAACAACTATGGATCGGCGTTTCCGAGCTTTGAGTTCTTCTGCCAGGTCATGGATCAGTGCACACAGAACTACGAATGTCTCGTGATTGATAATACAAGCCAGTCAAATAAGATTGAGGATTGTATTTTCTGGTATAAGGCTGAGATGCACGGAGATTTCCGTATTGGAGCCCCAGAGTTCTGGGCTCACTCGGCGGCCCATTACAAGAAGAAGGATGAAGACGATGATAATTATAATCCGAGTGATGCGAGAAAGCTGAAGGGGCCGCAGATTAATGTTCGAAAGTTCTAGTAGAGATGTTAAAAATTAATACACATGCTCATGTAAACCACTCTACGAATCTATCGAAGGAGGCATTGGATACAATTAAGAGCCGTGTAGAAAATATGCTAGAAAATGATGAGATGACCACAGTGGAGAAATGGGCTGAAATCGAGAGTGTTGTTGATTTACTTCCTGATGAAATTCTAAAAAGTGAATTTGATCAAAAAGAGATTGCTCAGTGTCGATGGATTCTGAGTGCTAAAAAAGAAGGAAAGCGAGTAAGCAAACCGAATGAGCTTATTAATGTATTATATAAGGTAACGCAACACTTAACGCCTAAAAAGAACGGCGGTTCCAGGGCTCGTAAAACTAGAAGAAAGTTGCGGAAGTTTTAAGGATCTATACTAGAATGTGGGCTGCCTTAATTATACTTCTTTTCGCGTGTGCTCTTATGGTGGCAAATTACACAGTCTCAGAAGGATTTGCGAATCCTCCTGGGATGTGTGGTGTAGATCTGGCACCGTGCCCGCACGGAACTCGGTGCATGAATGGCTATTGCTTTAGTGATACTCAGCCGCAGATGCCTAGTTCCGGTCTCCCTGTCTATCCCTAGTAATTTTCTCTTTTATTAAAAGAAAAGATGGCTCGTCGTGTTGGATATGGTGTTATCGGCTTAGCGTTGGTTTTACTCGGTGTTCTTATCGTTGTCCCGTTTCTGAAGACCACATTTCCGCAGTATTATGACGGCTTCAGAAACCCTGCGGATGGATGCGGCGGGGTGACGTGCCCTGAGGGATCCTTCTGCCAGAGTGGCAACTGCATCCCTATCCACGTTGGCAGCGGAAATGCAGAGGGATTCACCAATACACGCAGAAGATAAAAAATTACTCCTGCTTTGACGAATCCATCTTACGCTGAATGGCCAGATCCGCGGGACCTGAGCCTGAAAACATGCCACTAAACTCCGAGGCATCCGTTCCAAGTGAAGGAACAGATGCGTCTGATCCAGGCATCGTGGTGACCGTGCGGTTCTGCTTCCGGCCAGCCTCACGCTGCTCCCTCGTGAACTGCTCACGCTGCTCCTCATTCTCCTTATACTTCTTCATGAGCGTGTTGAGCTGCTCCTCGGCATACTCCTGCTCTCCGACCTCCGATGGCTTCGGGTCCCACGGCAGCCACTTGCCGACCTGACCAACATAGATGTTGTGGTCAGGATCAGCCTTCTGCAGCTTCTTAGCACGCATGTCGGCCTCCTCCTTTGTGCTGTAGGCACCACGAATCTTGAGACCACGCACCGTCGTGCGGAAGTTGTTCTTGGCATAGAAGTCATCCTCAAGCTTAGCACCATTCTTGAACATGAAGTCATCAAAGTTCTCATTGAGCGTGGAGGCCAGCATCTCACGCTGATTCTTCTTTACGGTCTCCTGGAAGTCCGTGATAAACGGATCGATGGACATCGTGGATTTCCGGCATTCGAGGGCCGCACCACTCAGATCAAGAGCATCGAGACGCGTCGCCTCGGCATCCAGCTTGGCATTGATCGTCTGGATGGACTTTACGAGGAACTGCTCGAGGCTCTTGGTGCGAAGCTGGAACTCATACTGCTTGATGAATGCATTGAAGAAGAACGTATCCTTCCGGTTCAACACGTTCTCGGGACTGATGAAACTCAGAAGACACCACTTCTGTGATGAGATCTCAGGATCGTCGGTTAAAAAGCTCTCCTTCTCATCACTAGGGGCAGACATTCTATACTTCAATAGAGCCTTTCTTTAGACGATTTTGCCGCACAAAAAATTTCTTAAGACCAAATATAGAAATCAAATGGACGTCTCTGAAGTTATCAACCGTGCCATCAAGTATTTGATCGAGGGCCTCGTTGTCGCGGGTGCGGCCATCTTCATCCCCCGGAAGAGCCTGCCGCTCGATGAGATCTCAACTCTCGCCCTCGTCGCCGCGGCCGTCTTCGCCGTGCTCGACCTCGTCTCCCCGTCCATCGGCGTGACGGCTCGCCAGGGTGCTGGCTTCGGTCTGGGTGCCAACCTCGTTGGCTTCCCGCGTGGCTTGTAAGCATATAGTATCTCCTGAATGATTATAAATCAACATAGAGATATTCTTCTTATAAATTAGAATGGCAGGAACCGTTGCAGGAGATCGTCTAAATGACTTTATAAGGGGGCAGCCGTATTTTTCGGCCGGTCTCAGCACGCCTGTTGAAAAGAGGGCTAATTCATTCTGGTATTGGCGTAATACGGGTCTACCTGTAAATGTTCGCAGGGCCAACGGTCGTAGTGGTGCAAATGTCTCTAACTCGGCAAAGGCTGCACAGGCTGCCAAACGTGCAGGCCCTGGTGCTGGCCCTGCTGTAGCTAGATCCATGTATGCTAAAATCAAGGCCGAGCTTGACGCTGAACTCGGAGAGTCATGCCCTGCTATCAGTCCAGGCGAGCTTGATCTCATTGAGACCATGATAAAGGAGAGCTTGACACTTGGCCAGACGCCTGTTGAGATGTCTGGTGGTCGTAGAACACGCAAACAACGCGGTGGTGTAAGATTCTATGATGAGTTGAAGCGTGTTCTGCGTATACTGTGTATTCTGCCTAAGGAAATCGCTAAACAAATCGACGACCAGGGTGCTGCGGCTCTTGCACCTGTTGGTGATGCTCTTTTGAATCCCGATATTGTTCCGAGTATTGCGAGATCAGTAAGAGAGCGTATTCTTCCTGGCCTTCTCGCCGCGGGCCTCATACGAGACTTGGGCACAAATGGATCTTATACTGTAAGAGTCATTAATGCCATTGTCAGTTGCATCGGTTATTTCTTGAATCCTAGACTGACGGCTGGATGGTATACTGCGTTCGTTGGCAATTTGAGGGATTTGGCTATGGGATCTGGACCTACACTTGCTGGCCTTGCCCTAGTTATCGCGATGAACTATGAGGGTGTTCGTGTCTTTCAGAGACTTTATACGACTGCTATGGCCGCATATGGAGCCGCTCCTACACAGGATCAGATTGCCGCTGGTTTTGAAGGAACGCTTGTCCAGTATATTCACTATCTGTCGACCAGGGCTCTCGTGAACTCCTATCCGAGACTCCCTGATAGACTCCAGGTTGCGGTTATTCGCGGTGCTCCTCAACTTGCAGAGGAGGCATTAGACCAGCAACTGGCTGCCTACATGGCAGGTGTTCCTGCGGCTCAGGCTCCTAGACGCAGAGCTTCACAGGCTGCTATGGTTGCTATGCGTAATGCAGGGCCTCCTGGTGCAGGTGCAGGTGGACCCGCAGGTGGCAGAAGAAAGACTCGTCGCTCTAGACATTAACAACTTTTGACATATTGCCATCTCAGGTCGGCACAGATCTGCTGCCAGATTTTATCTTGACAAAAGAGTTTGTCCCTATTTTTCAAAATCGGAAAATTAGGGAGATATTCATCAAGCTCCAGCAGCTCGCAGAACTTATAGAGCACATAAGAATACGATAAGAAATTACTGCGACCAGAAGGGCAATGCTTCTGAAAGGAAGGCTGAATCTCAATAAACATATGACGTAGCTTCTCCTCTGTCTCACGTGTAATGACAGGTGCAGTCTTTCCATTAATCCGATTCATAATATGGGCTGCGTGTTCATAATACTTGTTGAACTTCAACTTCTTCAGAATCTCACGAATCTTAGAAGTCTTGATATTACTCGTATCAGTAATTCTCTCCTTCTTGAGTTCCGTTATGATAGCAGTATAAACATCCTGAGGGATATCTGTGCTTTCCTTGGCCTGAATCTGGGCAAGCCATTCATTGAAGTGGTTAATACGCTTATAGGCGTAATAGGAGACTTCACGCGGCGGATCCTTATATGAGGGCTTATCGGAGTCAACCAGAATAAACTCCTGAAAGCCGCAGGTGGGGCAAGTGAAGAGAGCCTCGTTCGCTGAGAAGATCATTTCTGTTTGACACTCCTCACATTCACCATAAGGATCATTATGGATATTCTGGCCGCTGCGTGCATGACTCGGATCAATCTTTTGTAGATAAGTTTCAAGCAGCTTCTCTCGACGCATATCTTCGCCTTGGGGTTGTGTGTGAGAAGGTGCCTTGGTATCTGATGCCTCATCTAGAACAGCAAAGATAGAGCCTGGCTTTGACTTTAGAGGACGACTTACCTTTGACTCTAGGCCTCTACTAATCTTATCCTGAATGTCATAATACTGATAGAGAATATCACCTGTCTCCAAATAATAGTCATAGATTGCAGATCCAGATTTCCGTTTCTTATATTCCTTCAATAAGTCCTGGAATTCCTTTTCAAGCTTTACTTTTTCAATATCGTCCTGGCATGTTTTAATAGACTCTTTGAGACCCAGAAGATGGGACTCAAGGGCCTCAACGTTTTGTGACTCGTCGACGAGTTTTGATAAGTGGGAATGATGGATACTGTCAAGGGTAGTTCTTGCTTCAGGATTACTTCTCTTTGTTGGCCTTATTTTGAAGAAGGGATCTGACATCTGTAAAGA